TGCAAGTGCTACAACGGTCAACGGTAAGAAGGCGTTTAAGTACATTTCGTCGGTTGTCCCGGCGTTCACTGACGCGCATAATTACTCCATTGGCACGACTGACATTATTGGCCTTCCACTTCGTTCTGATTTTGCAGGAGACATTGCAGTCTTCTACAATAATCTTGTTGTGACAGACCTTTCGGGCGGGACAACTGCAACTTACGGCACTTATACTGCCGCCGTAACGACCAGCCCTGCCACCAGCTCCACGGGTGATGTCAGGGGTACTTATTTGCTTCCGTCTGGTACGGCAGCAAACGGCTCTCGTCGTCTTGCAATTCGTCAATTCGTCCTTCCAGCCAATATGGGTTCCGTCACGGGTCTGTTTGGTGTCACACAAGCATAAGGGGTAGACCATGAAGGGTCAGAAGCATAACTACGGGCATGTCATGCATCATGAGCATCCCCGCGCTGAACACAAGAAGGGCGGCAGTGTGAAAGCACATTCTCCTGACGAAGGTTCGGCTAAAGAAGGCGACTTTTACGCTGATGAAGCAGTAAATGACGTCTACGCAGGTGCCAATTCTCCAACGGTTAAGGAAGCCAAGGAGAAGAAGCGCGGCGGTCGTATGAAGCGCAAGCACGGTGGCCATGTTCACCACATGGGCAAAGTTCATGGTGAAAGCGCCAAGATGCGTGCTGACCGTCCTAAGCGCAAGTCTGGTGGCAAGGTTGGTTCCAACATGAACCCACTTTCCAGCGCGGCGCACGGCACGGAACCTTCTGCTCATAAGTCGTATGAGCCTGAAGAGCACGGTAAGTAAAAACGATGGGGGTGTAATAGCCCCCATCCTTTCTTGGAGGCTCGCATGACTGCGGCTTGGACACGTTCTGAGGGCAAATCTCCTTCTGGCGGCTTGAATGCCAAAGGACGCGCATCTGCTCGCGCTGAGGGCCACAACCTCAAAGCACCCACCAAAGATTCAGATAATCCCCGTCACAGTAATTTCTGTTCCAGAATGACGGGTATGAAGCGCAAAATGACTGGTTCAGCCAAGGCTGCTGATCCAGATAGTCGGATTAACAAATCCCTTCGTAAGTGGGGTTGCTGATGACTGACAAGCCATTCTGGGAAACTAAGTTGCCCAAAGACCACCACACAAAACATTTGTCGCATAAGCAGCAACAAAATGCTAAAGCTAGAGCACGGGCGGCTGGTCGGCCATACCCGAATTTGATTGATAATGCTGCCGCGTCACGGAAGAAGGGTAAATAATCATGGGTACGTTTTCTGCGGGTAACATCATTTGGGATTCCATCACCAAAAATGGTCGGTATGAGTCATTTGAATTACAGGTTTCCCGTAATCACATTTCCAATCATGCGCCGCAAAACATTTTTGGATACGGAACAACGCCAGCGTCGGCGGCTGGAACATTCCGCACCGTATGGGAAAATATGGCAACAACGGAATACGTATTTCCATCATCTGCCATTACAATGAACCTTAAAAGTGACACGGTTGGTGATACGGCAACAATTACGATTGTTGGCTTGGATGCCAATTACAACGTCCTTACGGAAAATCTTGTTTTAAGTGGCACGACCAATGTGCCAACGGTAAACCAATATTTTCGCATCAACAGCATGTTTGTTTCCGTTGGTAGTGCAACAAACCCTGCTGGTGTAATTACGTTGTCCAACTTGGCTGCAACTGTAGTTTACGCGCAAATCAATACGGGTGTGTTTAACGGCGTCACAAGCAGCCTCGGCACAACTCAAATGGCTGTTTATACGGTTCCTGCGGGATATACTTTTTATGGTTGGCGGTATGGTGCGTATTCCTCGTTCAATGGAAACAGCGCAAACTACACCACATATCGCGCCATCACGAATTTATCATCCGGCGTTCAACGCCTGATTGTGCAAACGCCATTCAATACAACGTATGAAGTCCATCGCCAGTTTCCATTTCCATATGCGGAAAAAACAGATTTGCGTTTCCAAATTGCATCCAGTGCTGCTGCGGCTGCGGTTGTCAGCATTAACATTGGCGGCGTATTGGTGGCTAACGATACGATAGATTAATGAGGCGTTATGACCACCAGCGGCACAACTGCTTATAACCCAAGTTTAGGTGAACTTACTTTATACGCATTTAATCTTTGCGGCGTAAGAAACACGGCCTTGGCGCAAGAGCATATGCAGTCGGCTCGTACTGCCGCCAACTTGATGTTATCCAGTTGGTCAAACCGTGGGGTAAACCTTTGGAAAGTTGATTTAGTGACCGTCAATTTGGTCACTGGTCAATCAACCTACAGCGTTGATCCAAGCACCGTTATGATTTTGGATGCTTATGTCACGACAACAACTGGTTCGGTAAACACTGACCGCATTATTCTTCCCGTGAGCCGCACGGAATATGCTTCGTATCCAAATAAGCAGCAGCAGGGCTTCCCAACCACATATTGGTTTGATCGTCTAATCAACCCGACAATCACGATTTGGCCTGTCCCTAACGTGTCCAATGGCCCATCTACATTGTCTTACTACCGGGTGTCGCAGGTTCAAGACAGCAATTTCACGGGCGGGCAAACAATTGACATCCCGTATCGTTGGCTGGAAGCCTTCGCGACTGGGTTGGCGTCTCGTTTGGCTATGGTATGGGCGCAGCCGCTGGTTCAAATGCTGAAGCCAATGGCTGATGAGGCATATAATATTGCCTCAGCGCAAGATACAGAGTATGTTTCAATGTATATCAGTCCCCAAATATCGGGGTATTATCGTTAGCACCGGAAAGGGTGATGCAAAATGGGATATGCGTCATTATCCGGTCGCGCTACAACAAGTTCACGAAATCCAAGAGCGCATGCTATTTGCGACAGGTGCGGTTTCCGTTATAACCATTTAGATTTAAAATTTCAATTTGATTGGGCTGGTGCCAGTCTGATCAATAAACGCATGCTTGTATGCAATCCATGCTATGACACGCCACAAAATCAGCTTCGCGCCATCATTTTGCCTGCTGATCCTATGCCAATCATGAATCCTCGCACGGAGCCATTTGCTTCTGATGAGACAAATACGATTGTGGCATCCGCCGGATCGCCAAAAGATCCAATTACAGGCATTCCAATCTATCCAACTGTTGGAATAGCAACTGAGAACGGCCAAGTTGTAACTACGCAACCAATAGGTCCGCCAACGGGCTTTGATGAAAATGCGGTGATGTCGCTATATCAACAAAAAGCATACCGTGTGAATCTTAATCCGACATCTATTATTGCTGATGGCACGAATACTGTGACGGTAAACTGTGCGTCGGTTCACAATTTATCGGATAATGATCAAATTGCTGTTCAAGGTTTGTCCAACAAACTGGCAACGGGCTTTTATAGTGTCACCATCAGATCAGCAACATCATTCACTTACCAGACAAACAATGCTATAACGGCGGGGAACCTGCTGCAAGGCACCACGTTGATGGTTACGGCACTGGTTGGGCTGCCTTACGATTACAATCAGATACCTGAGACTGGACCTCTGACATGAGCAACATTACCGTCACCAATCTTCCGGTTTTAACGTCTCTGAGTGGTTCTTCTCAGATTATGGTGGTGCAGAATGGTGTTTCCGCCAGCGCCACGGCTCAGCAAATTGCAAATCTCAATGCGAATAATGGAACTGTAACATCAATTACCGCAACAGCCCCTCTTTCTGGCGGCACGATTACGTCCAGCGGATCAATCGGATTGAATGGTAGCAGCATTACGAACGGCTACCTTGCTAGTATGCCAGCCAGCACAATCAAAGGTAACAATGGTGGATCATCTGCCAACCCATCTGATTTGACTGTTGCTCAAACGATGACATTGTTAGGTGCTGCACCATTAGCATCACCTGCATTCACGGGGGTTCCTACCGCCCCAACGCCATTGACCAATGATAGTTCCACAACCATTGCAACCACTGCTTACGTCAAAGCGCAAAGCTATGGCACTGGGACAGTAACCAGCATCACGGCGGGTACAGGGCTGTCTGGTGGAACAATCACGGGAACTGGCACTATATCAATTGCTAATACCGCTGTTACGGCTGGCTCTTATGGATCAGCATCATCGGTTGGTTTGTTTACGGTTAATGCTCAAGGGCAATTAACTGCCGCCAGCAATACAACAATTGCGATTGCGGGAACACAAATTACGTCTGGTTTGGTTGGTTCAACGTATGGTGGTACGGGTGTCAATAATGGCACAAAAACCATCACTCTTGGCGGCAATTTAACCACCTCTGGGGCGTTTAATACCACGCTCACAGCGACTGCTGACACAGCATTAACAATGCCCACTTCTGGGTATTTAATTTCCACTGTCACGAACATGGCTGCAAACCCAGTGACGGGTACGCCATCCAGTACAACATTTTTGCGTGGTGATGGAACGTGGTCAACCATTCCCGGCGCGACATCCATCACGGTTGGAACCACAACTGTTGGCAGCGGAACAAGTGGTTATATTTTATACAATAATGCTGGAACCCTTGGAAACTTGGCCACAACTGGTACAGGCAATGTGGTTTTAGCAACATCGCCAACGCTCACAACCCCAACGCTAGGCGTGGCAACAGCAACGTCCATCAATAAACTTACACTTACAGCGCCTGCGAGCAGTGCAACGCTTACTTTGGCAAATGGTTCAACTTTTGCAACGTCTGGTGCTTATTCTGTAACATTGACGGCTTCGGCCACCACTAACGTCACGCTTCCAACATCTGGAACGCTTGTTAGTTCAACAGTTGCAACGCTTTCAAACCTTTCGGGTATTGGAACCATTACATCTGGAACATGGAACGGCACACAAATAGGCGTAACTTATGGCGGCACTGGCTTAACAGCTATTGCAACGGGTGACATTCTCTATGGTTCGGCAACAAACACATTGTCTCGTTTGGCGGCTGGAACAAATGGATATGTTTTAACTCTTGCGGCGGGTGTTCCATCATGGGCTGCCGCATCAAGCATACCTTACCCCTCAGCGGGTATTGCTAATTCCACAGGCTCGGCGTGGGGTACATCATACTCTACAACTGGCTCTGGCACTGTTTTGGCGTTAGCAACTTCCCCATCATTGACTACGCCAAATATCGGTGTTGCAACTGCTACGACTGTAAACAGAGTAACAATAACAGCACCTTTTACTAGTGCAACGCTGACGCTTGCAGATGGATCAATACTGGCTACTGCTGGTGGATTTTCTACGACATTGACTACAACTGCCCCCACCAACGTGACTTTGCCAACGTCTGGAACATTGGTAAATACTGCCGTGGCGGGCTTATCCAATTTGGCAACCGTTGGCACGATCACAAGTGGCACTTGGAATGCTTCAATTATTGGTCCTGCGTATGGTGGTACGGGTATAGCTAACAATGCCGCCAGCACACTTACGATTAGCGGTAATTTTGGAACGACGCTTACGGTTACTGGAACCACAGCAGTAACGCTCCCAACGTCTGGAACGCTTGTTAATACGGCTGTCAGCACGCTCTCGTCTTTGGCCAGCATTGGCACAATCACTTCTGGGACATGGAACGGGTCAGTAATTGGCCCTGCCTATGGCGGCACTGGCGTGGCAAACAACGCAGCCAGCACGATTACGATTAGCGGTGCTTTTGGCACAACTTTCACAGTAAGTGGAACCACATCGCTGACGTTGCCTACGAGTGGCACTGTCACCGCATTGGGCAACACGACAACGGGTTCTGGCAGCATTGTTTTGGCCACTTCGCCAACGCTGACAACGCCTACAATTGGTGTGGCGACGGCTACTTCGGTTAATAAAGTTACGTTGACGGCACCAGCCACCGGATCAACTTTGACCATTGCAGATGGTAAGACGTTGACGGCCAACAATTCCATTACTCTTGCGGGTGTGGACGGGAAAACGCTGACCGTTAATAATTCACTTACTCTTGCTGGTACAGATGCCACCGTAATGACGTTCCCATCGTCATCAGACACGGTTGCGGGTCTTGATGCTACTCAGACGTTCACTAATAAGCGCGTGACGCCTCGCGTTTTGGCAAGCACGGCAAACTCTGCCACGCCAACATTGAATACTGATAGCTATGATATGATGGTCATCACAGGGCAGTCGGTGGCAATTACATCTTTCACCACAAACTTGACCGGGACACCCACAAATGGTCAAAAACTGTGGATTTCAATTACTGGGACGGGCGCAATTGGAATAACTTGGGGTGGTTCATTTGAGTCATCTACAGTGCTTCTTCCATCAACAACAATTTCAACCAATCGTTTGGATGTTGGATTTGTTTGGAACGTAGCTACATCCAAGTGGCGTTGTGTCGCAACTGCATAATGAGGGAACATTATGGCTACTGAAATTTTAGAAAACGGTTGGATTAGTGATCGGTTTCAAATTGGTGAATCCCCGTGGGTTTTCAATGATGCTATTGTTATGCCAGCAGATCAATACAATGCTCTGACGCCAGATGATATTGCTGCCATGAAACAACAGCGTTACGACAAGTGGTATGCCATCGTAACCAACCCTCCGCAGGAGTAGACCGTGGCAAATCGGTATTGGGTTGGCGGAAGCGGCACATGGGATACAACGACGACCACAAACTGGTCGGCGGCACAAGGGCTATCATTTACCGCGTCTTGCTCTGGAACAACTTTAACCACTGTTGGATCACCAGCATTGGTTGTTGGAATGAAGGTATTTTCCAGCACTAACGTATCCCTTGGCACAATTTCAAGTGGATCAGTAAATACTTGGGTTGTTTCTGTTGGCGGATCGTATGCCTCGCAGACGATGACAGCCGCCACAGTGGGAGCATCTGTTCCAACTTCCGCTGATAGCGTCTTCGTTGCTACGGGTAGCGGAACTACGGTCGGTACAATTACTATGACGGGCAATATTAACTGCCTTGATCTCACAACTTCTGTTGGTAATTGGACTTTTTCGGCTGGGACAACACCTAACTTATCCATATACGGTAGTTTATCTTTAATATCTCCCACGACGTTTCCAACAACCAATCTATCCGGTATAAATTTTAGTTCTACTACAAGTGGCAAAACTATTACCACTAACGGCAATACTTTAGATAACGTGACATTCAACGGTGTTGGCGGCGTATGGACGCTTGGATCAGCACTTTTGGTTGCTAATACAATAACTTTAACTAATGGCACGTTTAATACAAGCGCAAGCAATTATTCAGTTACTGCTTTTAATTTTTCTAGTTCAGGTTCTTTAGCAAGAACTCTCACTTTAAATGCTAGTACATTTACAGTAAGTAGCACATTAACTGCTTGGGACACTAGTACCACAACAAATTTAACATTTAATGCTAATACATCTACAATAGTTTTGTCAGGGGTAAGTGGATCAACATTCTCCGGTGGAGGTTTGACGTATTACAATCTTACTTTCAATCCTCCATCAGGAACTTCCGCTACAAGAACGCTTAACGGTGCAAATACTTTTAACAACTTGTCTTTAACGTCCAACGTTGGTGGCGGGTACGTCACTATAACCATTGGGGCAAGCCAAACGGTAAACGGTTTATTAACCATTACCGCTGGTGCTGCTGTTCCGGGTGCATCTAGGATGTATGTTTCTAGTAGCACTTATGGGACTGCAATCACATTAACGGCGGCCTCCACGTCATTGGTTGACATTGATTTTACGGATATTACGGGCGCTGGTGCTGCTTCGCCGTTTACGGGAACTCGCCTTGGAAACTGTGGCGGCAATAGCGGTATTACATTTACGGCTGCAAAAAATTGCTATTTTGTTGGTACAACATCCGCCAACTGGATTTCAACAAACTGGGCGTTGTCCAGCGGCGGCGCAACATCTACAGCTAATTATCCGCTTCCACAGGATACCGCCTATTTTGATAATAGCAGCTTAAATACAAGTGCGACAGTCAATCTTTCAGCCAACTTAAATCTTCCAAATATTGATTTTTCGGCACGAACAAATGCTATGACTGTAGCGTCAGCGGCTGTTACGAATATTCGTTTTTTTGGTAGTGTCACTTTAAGTTCTGTTGTGACTATCACAGGAACTGGAACATTAAATTGGCAAAATAGAAACACATCCACGATCACCAATGCGGCAGTTTCTTGGCCTCAACCTATTACAATTAACAATTTAACCGGAACCGTAAGGTTGCTTGATGCTTTTACCAGCACCAATGCCACCACAGCATTGACTTTAACATCCGGCACTTTTGACGCCAATGGTTTTAATTTTACGGGCGTTAAAGTTGTTGCAACTGGAAGCACAACTCGCACCTTGGCGATTGGTTCCGGCACATGGACAATTTCTGGCGTCACAACGACAACTTGGAGCGTTGCCTCTACTGGTTTAACTGTTACGGGTTCTGGCACAATTTCCATGACGGGAGCCACGGCAAAAACATTCGCTGGCGGCGGTGTCAATTATGGCTCAGTTGCCCTAAATCAAGGTGGCGCGGGTACGCTGACCGTTACGGGGTCAAACACGTTTGGTGATATCACCAATACATATAGTGCAACGGGCGCAACAACTATTTTGTTTACCTCTGGCACCACGCAGACGGTCGCGGCATTTACGGCTGTTGGAACTTCTGGAAAATTACTTACCCTTAACGCTGTTACGTCTGGTTCAGCATTCACTCTTTCTAAATCAGGCGGAACGGTAAGTTCTGACTATCTAAGCCTAAAAGATAGCACGGCTACTGGCGGCGCAGGGTGGTATGCTGGTGCAAACTCAACAAACACGTCCGGTAACACGGGATGGATTTTTGCGGCGGCCCCAGTCACTACTGGCAATTTTTTCTTCTTAATGTGAGTATCGGATCATGGCTTTTGACTGGCAGCAAATCATCAACCTCTTGATCACGGCAGGATTTGCTATGATTGGCTATTTCTATGCCCAAATTGTAAACGATCAGAAGAAAGATCGGCAGTTGCTGAATGATCTTCGGGTGGACATGCCAACAAAATATGTCAGCAAGGACGATTTGACCGCGCATTTAAATCGGATTGAGGCTATGCTGACCAAAATCTTTGATCGTCTGGAGCAGAAGGTAGATAAACCATGAGCATTACAACCAATCTTGCCCTTAATGAGCCAGCGTATAACAGCACGTCCCCAACGTGGGATCAGCCGCTGAATTACAACGCCACAATCCTTGACCAGATGTATGGCAACACAACGAGCGTGGCTGTCAGTACCAGTGGTTCAACAACATATACCAACATTACTGCACCAAGTTCTACGGCTGCTGGATCAACGTCTCAGGCTATGCGGTTCAATTTGACGGGTGCTTTGGCCGCCAACCAGAACGTGCTCTTGCCCCAAAGCGTGGCGGGTATGTGGGTTGTGAGCAATAACACAACCAATGCCTTCACAGTGACATTGGGGTCAAATAACGGCTCTAACGTGGCAGCGGGAACAACAGTTGCTTGTCCGCAGGGTTACAGCATCATCGTCTATTGCGATGGCACCAATGTTAAAAAAGCGGATGATGGTCTTCTTACAACTCTGTCCACATTGACCGTTACGGGTGATACCTATCTTGCCACAACCTCCGGCAGCGTTGGTATTGGAACAAGTTCACCATCATACGCTCTTCATGTTAACAAATCGGTTTCAGGTGCTGGTGTTTATGCTACGGTTCAAAATACAAATACTGCGGCTAATTCAATTGCTGGATTTATAGCCATAGCGGATGGAACTAATAATTATAGTGTCTTACAACAAATTGTTGGTGGGATTACGACCCTTGCCAATAATGGCGCAGGGCCATTAAATATTCAAACCATACAAGCGCAACCTGTTGCTGTTTACACAAATAGCATATTAAGATTTCTTTATGGGTCAGCGGGTCAATTTGGTATTGGTGGCGCTAACTACGGCACAGCGGGCCAAGTAATTGTCTCTGGCGGACCAAGTGCTGCACCTTCTTGGGGGACAATAGATGTTGCAGCGTCAACTGCGGCTTTAGCGGCGGGGTCCGTGGGAACTTATGTTCAAGGCCGCGTATCCTATCCTCTTTCATTAGGTCAGACAACGGCTGGCGGAAGCATATATGCTTCATCGGCAGGAGGTAATTATGCCACGCTTTTATCTGGCACATGGAGGTGTATGGGGGGTACGGGCGCATACGGGCCAGATTATGTTTCCGTGTTTTTAAGGATAGCGTGATGAAATACACAACGATTAATAATATCGCTTGGGGAGACGTTGAAAAGAAAACAATTCTTTGCAACGTCAACTTTAAAAATTTAGGTGTTGTCAAATTTACTGCATCGCCCTTAGATACAGAGGCACACGGCCAAGAAATTTATAAGCGTGTTGTTGCAGGAGATTTCGGTCCGATAGCGCCTTACGTTGCACTACCCACCATCATTCCAACTATCAGCCCCCTCCAAGCACTTCTTTGGTTATCCATGCATGGGAAAGGTGATGCGGATGTTCGTGCTGTAATCAATTCTATCCCCGATGTGACTACGAAACTTCAAACGCTTGCATATTGGGATCGCGCTGTAACTCTCGCCCATGATCATCCTTTCATTATTGAACTTTGGTCCGCGTTCGGAATCACTGTGCCAGTTGATCAAGCATTCATTGAAGCAGCGACATTATGAGTGGTTGGTTGTATAACATCTTTTTACGTTAACTTTTTTTGAGAATACACACAATGCAATTCATATGGACATTCCCCCAGTTCATTGTTAACCCATCAACTGATGGCCTCACCAATGTGGTGACGGCTATCAATTGGGTCTGCACGGGCACGGATGGTGCCTACACATCTTCCGCTTCTGGATCGGTAAAATTAGGTACGCCAAACCCAGCAGAATTTATTCCGTATGCTGACATTACGCAGGAAATGGCTTATATATGGGTCTCGCAGGGCATCAGTATGCCGGGCGTTGAATCGGGGATTGCTGCCCAAATTAAGCAGTTATCTCAACCTTATGCTCAAACTCAATCACCACCATTTTCGTAAGAGGGAAAATTATGGAAAATTTTGAACTGACCCTAAAGCTAACCATCGCGCAAACCAATGTGGTTTTGAAATATCTTGGCACAGGCGCGTATGCTGAAGTTTCTGACTTAATTGCTGCCCTTCATGCTCAGGCAAAACCACAAGTGGATGCGGCAATGCAGTCAATTCCAGTGGGGGAAGAGCAGGCTTCTGCTGAATAATCATGGACCCAATTACCCTGATCGCAGGTGCCACTGCCATTTACAATGGCATAAAATCGGCAGTTGATGCAGGGGAAGATGTTGTTCAGACGGCTGAACGGGTTGGCAATCTGTTTTCTAAAGTAGCCCAAGTCGTTCAGCTTACATCTGCACCGTTTAAAAGGAAATTGTTTCAAAGCCAAGCTGATTACGAAAGCGAAGCAACGAAACGATACGCTGCAAAGGCAAAGGCTCAAGAACTTCAGTTGGCGGCAAAAAACTTGTTTGTATCTAGGTACGGCAAGAAGGCTTGGGAAAGCATACAGCGGGAAGTGATTGAGATGCGGAAACAGGCAGCGCGTGAGGCGGCAGCGGAGCAGAAGAGAATGGAGGAAGCACGGCAGGACTTAATCATTGTCAGTAGCATCGTTATGTTTCTGCTTTGTGGAATGGCTGTTATTGGTGGTGTCCTCTTACTTACGGTGAAATGATATGGACCTTTTGAAAACATTTGGACCACTCGTTGGTCAAATTGCTCCCACGCTTGCTAACGCGCTTGGCGGCCCACTAGCAGGAATGGCCGTAAAAGCAGTGTCAACGGCTTTGTTTGGCCATCAGGATGCATCTGAGGATGAGATTTCTGCTGCAATGGCTACGGCCACACCAGATCAGTTGGCGGCATTAAAAAAGATTGATGCTGATTTCAAGGTTCAAATGAAAGCCTTGGATATTGATTTGGATCGGATTGCTGCATCGGATCGTGACTCTGCCCGTAAGATGGCAATGGAGACGCATGATTGGACGCCACGCATTCTGGCTGTTTTGATTGTTATATCGTGGGGTATTGTTCAATGGTTTCTTTTACACAATGTCATTGAGCAATCCATGCGAGAGTTGGTTGCGCGTGTTCTTGGAACATTGGATGGCGCATTGATGTTGGTTTTGTCTTACTATTTTGGTTCCGCCCATAAGCATACGGATGCACCAAAGTGAAAGAAAATTTTGAACAGTGCTTTGCCCTAGTTTTAAAGCACGAGGGTGGCTACGTTGATAATCCAAAAGACCCCGGCGGAGCAACCAATCTCGGTTGCACCAAAGCTGTTTGGGAGGCGTGGATTGGCAAAGAAGTATCAAAGAATGATATTAAGGCTCTGACGCCTTCGGATGTTATGCCGTTGTATCGCAAAAAATACTGGGATGCGGTCAGTGGTGATAAACTTCCAGATGGCGTAGATTATGCCGTATTTGATCTGGCCATAAATTCTGGGACAGGCCGTGCCGCCAAGATTT